TGATTCGTCTATGGCGTCAATCTGTTCATCAATGCCTCTAGGCTCATAATCAGTCTGCCTACCCATACAGCTTGCCTTCAAATATGAATGTGCCGTTATTGATAGGGATAGGAATTACCTGAACTTTACGGTCTTTAACATAGGCAACCGCAAATCCTTGCTGCCAATTGGCATAGCCCATTGTGTACGCCATACCGCTTGAAGCAAGGTCAACTAAATTTCCGACCTCTAATCCCCATACAGTACGCCCTAATTGACCTCTGGAAGCCTCTGTGAAGGCTGCTAAACCTAGTCTGTGAGTGTGTCCACAGACAACGCTCTTTCCTAGCCTTCTTGCCCCGTTTAAGGCTGTTTGCCCACCAACTTGGCTAAGAGGGAAAGCGTCCCCATGAACTGCCGTCCAACCACTTGCCCAGTCAAGTCCATGTGGGTGAAACTTGATACCGAGTTTGTCATATCCCATAAAACGCTCATAGTGCAGTTCTGGTAAGTTAAGGAAACTTGGGAGTCTTTTTTTGATTGACCTGTAAAGTCTGATTCCATGGTTGCTACCTACAACATCTGTTACACCAAGGTACTGAAGTACATCTTGGGTAAGGTTTCTATCATCATCTAAATTTCCAACCATCTCATCAATAGTTCCTGCATTGAATCCACCAAGCTGAGGAAGGTCAATCTCATCACCAATTTGAATTGTTTGGTGGGGCTTCCATTTAGCTAAAAACTTTCCTACTACCTTCACGCTCTTTTCATCAAAGAACGGTGACTGTAAATCGCTTATGAAAGCGACACGCTTAATTATTCGTCCTCGTCCTCTGTTGGGTCAATGCGTGGAATCAAAGCGTCGGGTTTGTCATTGCTAACCCAATCAGGAAGTGCATTGTTTTCTTGCATAAAAAACCAAGCTACTTCATTGCTGAATCCAGCCTTTTTTGCTGCCTTGTAAATCTCATGTTTTGTAATCATAAAAACATCAAGCTTCGACAATGGCTCAGGTGACCTACGAACTACGCGCCTGTTAATTTTTTTGCGTTTGCGTGTGTTTGCCATGGCTTTATTTTACTTCCTAGTTATGACAATGAACAGTTCATCTAATCTTTGTTCAAGGCGTGTCACTTGGTCTTTTAGACTTGTTCCAGAATTCGGACGCAATTCATTAAGCCAACCTTTAACTAGCCAACGCATACCAGCTAGCACGCCAATCAATGTTGTGGTGATTCCAGCTGCGAAACCAGCCCACTCAAGGGCTGACATTACTCTTTACTGCCTATGCCAAATGCTGTGTCGTCTGGATTTAAAGCTCTTAACAAAGGTGCTGCAAAAGCAACTAAAAATGCTTTCCAAATATCATCAAATGAACCTGATGGATTTGTTACATATACGGTTGCCAAACAAACAAATGCGCTGCGTGCGTATGAGTTGATTACGGCTAGTGTCTTGTTATTCATTTTTACCCCCTAGTAGTGGTATGTCAAAGAAATCTGAATTGTTGTCTTGGTTCTTTCTAAAGCTGCAATGTATGTGATGGGTATGCGGTGAAAAGCCTCTGTATTTTCTCCACTTGTAATTTAATATTGGAGAAGCAATCATGCCCATGTGGATTACATAAGATATGCGTCCGTAATCTTTAGCGTAGAGTCTAAGCTGATTTGCCAAATAGATTGAATCCCCTTTGTTGTCAGAAAGGCGAGCGTCAATGTCAATTGCACGAACGACAAATTTGGATTTGGCGTCGGGTATGTGGTCGCTTTTACCTGCTTGTTGATGACGCAAATCTGCAATCCACCCATCACTCCGACGAATACGGTTCGGGTATGAATCATCTATTTGTTCCCGCAGCTGTGTAGCCGCCTTTGACAACCATGGTTTCATTACAAACCTAAAGCTTGTAAATCCTCAACAGTTAAACCAAGTGCTGCAAGTTTAACCTGTGCCGCTTTTTTTGCTGTGGCTTTAGCAGCATCCTGTTCAAATTTCCATTTGTCAAATTGAGCAAAACCATCTACATATTGTTTTTTAGTTATAGGTTCACAATGTAAAAATTGAATGCCTTCATAGTCATCACCACTTATTACCCAACCACCTTCAGGTAATAACATTGATAAAACTTCATAACCTTTTGCCATTATGCACCTATTTCCATCAAAGTAATTGTTGCAGTTGAATTACCATATTGGGCTGTTATTGTTCCAGTACCACCAACATTATTTCTAAATTGAGTTTTGTAAGTTGTTGCTGATGTAGTCGCAGGGCTATCTAAATAAGTAATTCCTGATGCTCCTATATTAGAAACTGTTGCTGCATTTGTATATGGTGCTGCTGCTTCAAAAGTCGCTAAATTTGTTGCGTCTCTAAGTAATTTAAATGCTCCATCATTGTTGTTTGCGCTTTTTCCAATACCTGCCTGTGAAACAAAAACTAAAACTTTACTTGTTGCAGAACTTGGAGTAATGCTTGCAGTTAAACCAGTATCAGCAAAAGTGCTTGTTGAGTTTGTTGTCTCGGTTGAATATGTTGCATTGATTACTTGTAATACCTTGCCGCCACCGCCAGCAGCGGGTGTTGCCCAAGATGGCACGCCACCTGCGACAGTTAATACTTGACCAGTTGTACCAATTGGCAATCTAGCAGGTGTTGAACCGCTTGATGAATAAATTGTGTCACCAGTAGTTGTCATTGGGTTAGTCATGCCTGTTGTATCTAGGTTTGCCCATGCACTACCTGTGTAATATGTAGTGACATTTGTGTCCTTGAGATAAGCAAACTGACCCTCTTGAGGTGAAGTAATTGCTGCGTTTCTAGCAGTTGCGTCAGCAAAAACTAAAACTCCCTGCATTAAATAACCGTTAACATTTGCGGCAGAAAGAACCTCACCAACCGCAAAAGTTTTAAAACCTAATCCTGCTGCCATATTTGTATCCCCCTAGTAGCTAAGTATATCGTCATTTAACTGACCATAATAAACATTATCCAAAATTAATCCATCAACCAAAGTTTCCTGCGTGCTAAATGTTCCCAGCCATGAGGAAGGTGTTATGTCCCAAGCAACCCCCTGAACTTGCAGGTTTTTAGTTATTGTAGAACCGTCGGGCTGTATGTTTGTTATGAGAACATTAGTGAAGTAATCCATGCCTAAAATGGTTGCAGTAGGCACATTTGGGTCGAGCAAATCAAGAGTCATTTCATCAATTCTAATGGTTGTGTCTGACCTTGTTGCCACATAAATTGCAGCTATATTGGCTGCGTCAGCGTCAGTTTGAATGACTAAATCAGAACTAGTAATTGAGTGGGGAAAGTAAGTCGCCACGCTATCGGAATCCACATTTACCTGCGTAGTTCCCCCTAGTCGGGTGATATTTGCTTGATTTACAATTAACTTATCATCAAAAGCAAATTTAAGGTTTTTGTAAGGAATACCACCTGTTTGATTAAACTCAATTGGAGTTACACCTGCACTTGATATTACTTCAGACCTGTTTTTAAATACAGCGTTACCCTCTGGAGATAGATAATAAGCCCCTTGTTCTGAGAATTCTGCGTTTTTAAGAGCTGCCAAAGCGGTGCGAGAATTACCTGCGTCTGCTTGAGTTAGAGAATCACCTGTTGAAATTGTTCTCATTGAAGTAGGAAAATCTACTGTGTCCAAAATCTTGTTTATTCTCGTTCCAGTATCTTGTCCGTTTGCCTGACCAGTTATTGTAGTTATAGCCGCTAAGTTGAATAATCTGAAAGCGTCGGTAGCGTTAATGTTTACATAAGAAACATTTTCTGCTTGGTCATATGAGTAAACATAATCTGTGGTGTAACCACTAAACAAATAATAAGTGTTGCTTCCATATGTGGCTGAAATTCGCAGTTTTTTTAAAGGTGTTAATTGTCCATAATAAGGTGAGCTAGTATTTTGTGGATTAAAATATGAGTTTGGGTCAAAAATCCTAACCGTAGCAACCCCAGCTTCATAAGTATCTCTAGTTAAGTTTCGCCCACGCTTTATGCTTATGGCTCTAGTGTCGTTTGTTAAATCAGCAATCAATGAAGGTGTTTCAGATTGGGCTAAAGTACCTGTGTCAAGTAAACCAAATAAAGGGTCGTTCAAAGTAAAACCAACTCCAAAAGTTGCACCTGACGAGAAATCTAATGAAACATTAAGTGTTGCTGGTAAAGCCATTAGTCGCCTCTAGTAGCTCTGTTTGATAGCGAGAAAGACCCTGAAGCACTTGAAACAAGCAAACCATTTCTCAGTTCATCTAATAAACTTTGAGTTGCGCCATTGATTACATAGTTGTTAACAACGGTATCGCCTCTTTCACCAACTCTATAATTTTGATAATCTGGATTCATGGTTTCTTTAATTTGCGTGCTAGCAATTTGATTTGCCAAATC